AACAGCGGTGTGCCCTAGTAATTCTTTGAGTCTATTTTTGGCAGCGATACCAAAAACCTTTTCAACCTCATCAGAGGTCCTTGATTCCGGTGTATCGATACCCATGATTCGCACTCGCTCATCATGAAGCCACACACCAAAACCTAAATCGATATCAACATCAACGGTATCCCCGTCAACAACCCTGTTTACTTTTGCTCGGTATTCGTACATGGATCGGCCTCTTTGTCTTTGTTATGTTCTTTTACTTCTTCCCAAAGCCGTCTTTGCATAGGGCTACCATGATGTGGTTTCTTCGGCTTATTGTTTGTTGTTTTTCGTTTTACTTTAAACCAACTCACGTTCAGCCTCCTTTTTACTTTTCGAATTGAAGTTGCCTTAATGCATTCAATTCACGTTGAAGCTTTTCTACTTCCATTCGTTTCTTTCTAAGCTCCAACTCATATAAAGTATTACAGTTGATTCTCTCTTTTGGTCCATCTAGCGGAATCGTAATTCTCGCATACACACCTACATCTTTGCCCTTGTTACCAAAGTCAGGTGACAGTGGATCATTATTATGGGTTATGATACCAGTGACACCAAACTCAACCGTTGATCCTCCACCAATAGCATTGGAGCAATCTAACTCACCCGCTCTAATCCTATCTGACTGATATGATTGACCAGGAGAAGGTACAGCAAGGTTTATCGAGCTGTTATCTGCCATGGCATTACATAAAGTCAGCGCCATAAAAAAAGCAACATAATAACGTTTCATTTAGTATTACTTCACTTTCGAACAAATTCTAGTTGCTATAAGAGCAGCTGTTTGGTTTTGAACTTCTATTTTGGATGTTGTGCAAATGTACATAACACGTGGAACATCCCGATTTCTGACATACACGTTGAACTGCTTCGTTTCGAGAAAACGCACTTGCAGCACTCTAGCCTCAGCAGCAAATTCTACTGGTTTCCATTCACCATCGAATACGCTTATTTCGTAAAACCGAATATCCTTCCTTGTATTGAATAACGTCATGGTTGTTTGAGAGATTGTCTCTGCCATGGACGATTCAAACTTAGGGTACGTTGGTGTGAATTGGTGAGCAAACACGTGTCCACTCACCAATACAAGCGATGCTATCAAACAACGAATCATAATACCCTTACAATGCTATACACTCTGCTGTAACAATGGCTTTATACGTTCCGCCTGGTAGTGATTTGTTGTAACCATACTCAACACGTGAGTTAGCTTTGAACCACACAGTACCAGCAACAGTCAAATCGATCTCTGTCACGTTATCAAAAACACGCTTATTGCTGTCGTAAGCAGACATATTTGAATCAGTAACGGCAGACACCTCTGTCGATCCGGTCCAAGCAAGAGTGTCATTCAACGCAGGGCTTGATGTGAAGCTGTTAGGCGTTGTGATTACAGCTTTGTATGTGCTAGCGTTCACAACATCAAACCTAACAATTGCTGGGGTACCACCATCAACACTATCTGTACTCAGTACGCTCGCTGTCGGGTTACCGTACACACCAGCTCTATCGGTATGAATGGTACATTTGGAAGCAACGCTTCCTGTGATGGGTAGTTCTTCGGCAGCTCCTACTTGTGAGTAGAATGCCAAGGTAATGATGCTCGCAAGCATCGGTTTAAACAATCTCATTTATGGTCTCCTTGAGTTATATTGTTGTTCTATCATTTTGTCATGTAAAATTTGTTGAGCTAAACCTACTCTCATAGCCCGTCTATTCTCAGGCACAGTTTTTGGTTCATAACGAACAGCATCTGCATACGCCCCGCCTGGGATATTACTTGCGTAGTATGCTTCAAACTTTGGAACACTGTTCATCGCTTCGAGAAGAGCGGCTTGCGAAATTTCCTGTGATTGTGCAAGTGCATTTTCTGCAGCCTTCACTGCATTTTTCTTTCGCTCTTGTTCTTTCTTATCCTTCTCTTCTTTTTCTTTTGCGCTAGCTAACTCCTCTTCCTTGACTTCTGTTTTTTTGTTCAGTGCATCTTGCACCTCTTGACTATTATAAGCATCATCTACCTTGGTGGTTCCTGATAAGTCAATACCCTGCGCTTTTAAAAAAGCTGCCATCGCTGCTTCATATCCAGGACACCGTGGGTCTTTGATTGGGTCGGCACACGTATCATATCTGTACACATACACTACAGTGGGATCAACAACAGATCCTTGTCCTTGTACGTCGATTGACCCATCCCCCCAACGGTTGAGGGGTATAGTATCAACAGGGACTAATTTGTTAATATTATTACCAGGAAGCTGTGACCAGTTGTCCGTACTTTGAAAAACTAAACCGTTTCCAAGAGCGTCCTTGTTTTGGACGGTTACTATCATATCGTCCTGTGTGTTTTTTATAGCGGTATAACGGTATATCACCGCGTTCACAACGAGCCCGGATTCTTGTGGTAGAATGTTAGGCATAGCCCATGACAACCCATTGCCAGCCGCATTGGGTGTGGTGCCGTTGATGATTTCAGAGTAGGAGTAAGAGGAGGAGGCTACCAACGCCAACGCCACCAAGAGTCTTCTTAGTTTCATTACTCATTCCTTCATCGTTCTTTTGTTGCTCTGGTTGCTGTTCAGCGTTTGCTTTCCAAGCAGCCTTAGCTTCATCACCAATTTTACCGTCATAAGGACAAGGGGTACCAGCCATCATCATAGCATCAAAGATTCTTTTATCCTGACACATGACGGATATAGCGGCAACCTTCATACCCATGTCATACAAGGTTTTTGACAGTTTGAGACGTTCACAGTTCATATCACGAACTGTTGCACCAGCACTAATACCTAGAATTTGGGTTTGAACAGCGCCAGCCACACCGACTGTACATAAGTCGGAGTTACTTGTATTAATGGACGGGGAAATTGCAGAGGGAGGAGGAGACTTGACTACTGTCTCAGATTTTGAAGTCGAGTTGACGTTGCTATTTGATGTCGATTCAGTTACAATCGGGTCAGCCGCGATTGCCAATTTTGTAAGCATGATAAAGCCAGCAACGATTGCCAGCCGCTTAAACATTAATTATCTCCTATAACAAAGATGCTATTATTTATACACGAATCTCATCTGTATATATTCAAAACACCTTCTCCGAACCACGACAAGGGTCGTTTATCTTCTTTAGTTTTTGTTGTATGATATACAGATATGTGCAACCAATAGGAGAAGTATAGTGCTAAAATACATGGTGGATATTGACCACACTATCTGCGATACGCCTCGTATAAATAATGCCTGGGATTACACGAAGTCCACACCGATACAATCCCGAATCCAAATTATTAACTCTCTGTTCGAAGAGGGTCATGAGATTCACTACTGGACAGCCCGGGGCTCAGGCTCTGGATTAGACTGGACAGATTTAACTGTAAAGCAACTTTCTGACTGGGGTTGCAAGTACACTACCGTTTCATTGAAGAAGCCATCGTATGATGTGTGGATCGATGATAAGGCTATCAATGATAAGGCGTTTTTCAACGACTGATTGGTCAGGTGTACTCTAACAAAAAGGGTCAACTATGCTTAATACACTAAACAAGATGGTGTTCTTCACTATCATGTTCCTAGCTGTATGCTTCATGTCATTTCAAATCGCAAACATTACACATAATAACAATATCCCTGAGCGCTTTGTAGCAAAAATCGAAGACATACATCCATCTATCTTTGAGGTTAAACCTGTAAAGAAAAAACCTCCAATCACACACAGCGCACACCTGCCTCGTTCTTTGACAGAAGAGGAAATGAAATGCCTTGCAGATAATATCTACTTTGAAGCAAGAAACCAACCCCTAATAGGACAAAAGGCCGTAGCCTTTGTCACTCTCAATAGATGGGTTTCAGAGCGGTTTCCAAATACTGTTTGTGGTGTTGTAAAGCAGCGCGTCAAACGCGGATGCCAGTTTAGCTGGTACTGTGACGGTCTACCAGACACAATACGTGACCTTAACGCTTACAATATAGCGCTTGATGTTGCCCGTCGCGTTGTTCTTGGTTATAATACAAAAATTGTAGATCCTACCCATGGTGCTTTGTACTACCACGCAAACTATGTGCGTCCGTACTGGCGCCGTCATTTTGAACGAACAGTGCAAATAGCTTCACACATTTTTTATAGGATATAATGACAGACGTACTTAACCCAATTAAAACACTGAGAGATTTCCAACGAGAGGTGGAGCGTATTGCTTTTGAGAAGCGTTTAGATTTCATGGACGCTGTTCTACATTATTGTGAGACAACGGGAATGGACATTGAAGCTGCAGGTGGTCTGATTAAGTCGAGCGCAAAGATGAAAGCCCGTATCCAAGATGAAGCTGAACAGTTGAACTATCTTCCAAAAACAGATAAACTTCCCATTTGACAACCTAATTATGGCATTTACATTAAGGATGGACGCTTTTGAAGCTTACAAACATTACTTGGCGCTTAAGCGCCATTTTACTTCAAAGTCATATGATTTTTTCAAGTACAATGGTGTGGTTAAGGCTGGTCGTCCTGCTTTTGAAGCGCGGAAAGATCGGTACTTTTTTCACAAGCTCTCTAAGCAAAAGAACGTAACCGATTTCTTACTTGCTATTTTTGTGTATGGTGACAAGGATATGTGGGTGGGAGATATTGTTAACAACGAAGAGAGTGAGCAGATCTACCTCAAGTGGAGGAAGGTTAAAGAATCGATCACACAGACGTTTAAGAACGATCTCGACAAGCTGGATGACAGGTTTACACTTAACTTTATTCCCCAGAACGGACAACACCCACCCCTTTTGAGGAAGCTGTTATCCAAAGATATTCACATCGAGACCTTCATTATTCTCAATGACCTGATTCGTTTCTCGTCGTTGTGGAATAGAAAGATTGAGGATACAATCATCTGGCCAGAAGTACGAGAGAAGTGCAAGAAGTATCAACCATTTCTTTCTTACGATAAGGACAAATGCAAGGCTATCCTTGTTGACCACTTCGGTGTTTCACTGTAAGATAAATAGATGTGTTGGTAATGCAATACGTGGACAAGTCTTATACATTTTCATACAATTTATACGAGGTATACAAATGGATTTTAAATCTCTAAAGAAAAGTCGTGGCTCTAGCTTGGAAAAGCTCAACAGCGAACTAAACAAGCTCGCAGCACCTCAATCAGGTGGTAAGGAGTCAGACGATCGCTTCTGGAAACCAGAAGTTGATAAAGCAGGCAACGGTTTTGCAATCGTTCGTTTCTTGCCTGCACCTAACGGCGAAGATGTTCCTTTCGTCCGTCTCTTCGATCACGCATTCAAAGGACCTGGTGGCTGGCTGATTGATGGTTGCTTGACAACTGTTAATGAGAAGTGCCCTGTATGTGAACACAACTCAGCTTTGTGGAACACTGGTTCAAAAGATAATCAAGCGTTGGTCCGTAACCAGAAGCGTAAGCTTTCCTTCATTAGCAACGTGTATATTGTTAAGGATCCTGCTCACCCTGAGAACGAAGGTAAAGTCATGCTTTACAAGTTCGGTAAGAAGATCTTTGATAAACTCAATGCTGCTATGAATCCCGAATTCGAGGATGAGAATCCTATGAACCCGTTTGATATGTGGGAAGGTGCTAACTTCAAGATCAAGATCCGTAAAGTTGAAGGCTATCAGAACTACGACAAGTCAGAGTTCGAGGCTCCTTCTGCTTTGATGGATGATGACGACGACCTCGAGCGCGTATGGAAGTCTGAGTATCCGTTGCAGGATTTTGTTAAGCGTGACAAATTCAAGTCTTACGATGACCTGAAAGGCCGTCTGCATAAAGCAATGGGTCTTGGTGGCGCTCAGCCAACAACGTCTGCAGTTGATGCTTTTGATGAGGTACGTGAAGAGGCTCCACGCCAAGCACCTGTACGTGCAGCTGCACCAGCTCCTAAAGAATCAGCCCCTTGGGATGATCAAGAGGAAGATGATCTGGCTATGTTCCAGCGACTTGCTGAAGAATAATTAGCCGATACGTCTTGTAGACTCTGAAGAAGGCTGCTGAGAAGCAGCCTTTTTTGTTACCACTACGTTATTGATTGCAACGACGTTGGTTGTAGATCCACCACTACTACGTCTTCGCTCTGTCTTTGCAGCTGTGACGGAAGCACTAGCTTGGCCAATGGTGGTACCTTCATCAGCACCTTGTCTAATTAGATCAACGACAACAGGAGCGCGACGGCCTACCTGTCTATACCATTTACTATCCTCCAAGCTCGCTGCTGCACCCTCAACATCAACCTCTTTCATTTTGCGAGTGAATGTTGGCCAACGCTTCCACCATGTTGGTCCCATGTTGAAGGTTAGATCGATCAACGCGCCCTGACCCTTCTCGTTCAAAACACTGAAGCTAGGGATCTTTTGAGCAGCCTCTTTGTGGTGTTTGAAATCCTTATCAAACAGTTCCATCACTTCCTCTTTGGAGAAAGTTCTATTCATCTCGGGTGGTAACGTTTTTCCATCTCCAATCAAGTGGCCCACGCCAACGGTCCATAGACCTAAGGAATCCTTGTAAGGCTTGTATCTTACACCCTCATGCTCCATAATCATGTTCTTCACCCAGTCGCTCGAATCTACCTTGATTCCTTGCTGTCCTTTACCTGGAGTCAAGCCGCGGCCAACAAACTCTGGATTATCGACCGGTGGAGGAATACTAACTGGTTTAGTTGGAGGTGGTGCAGGGGGAGGTGGCGGTGGTGTAGCTACACTCTCAGCGCCGCCATAGGGATCCATATCTGCAAACTCACCCTTTGCAATGTTATCATCATAAGCAGAAACTTTAGCGTTGGTGGAAATACCCTTCACCAGCTCCTTCAAGTAACTGACGATTTCAGCTTCAATTTCCTTCAAAGCTGCCTTAGCTTCTGGGGTTTCATCAGGAGGAACACCGTACAAAGCTTCAAATACATCGATAGCCAAAACACCAGCTTGTATAACAATAGCTGCTGTAATAGCAGGCACAGCAGCAACGCCGGTGAGAGCAGCTACACTGAGTCCTGCAGATGCAAGCTCAGCTAATCCTCTTTTCCATTGGCCGTCCATGAACCTCATCACAACGAACGCGCCGCCAACGACAGCTCCTACGCCAGGAATAATCTTTGATACAGATTTGGCGACCAGCGGTTTGAGTTTACCGTTCAGTAGCTTCTTAACAGCGTCCTTGGATACTTTGTATTGTTTCTTGGCAGCGGTCTTTGCTGTCTGCGCTGCAGTTTTTGCTGCTTGTGTTGCAGCCTTACCGACGGTTTTACCGGCCGCTGCAGCTTTGGCGCGTAGTCGTGAACGTCGAGCTCGCTTTGCAGCTGCCAATCTTTTCTTTCTTAGTGCACTCGGTGGACGTTTCTTTGGAAGACGTAAAAGTTTACCAAGACCTCTCATGAAATCTAAGACACCTGTCCCATCATCTGTCAAAGGTTCAGGCCCGCTAATAACAGGTACAGCAGCAACAGTTGCGTTTGTTTTACGAGAGGTTTGAAGAGTAGCAGCAACATCCGCTTTTTTCGCTGCAGCTGTATCTTCATATAACGTAGCTAACCCCTTCATCGTATCTACGATGTTGATTAGGTTACGGCTTATTTGATTAAAAGATGCTTCGAGGCTGTACAGGTGGTTACGGGTCGTTTGTATTTGACCAGTTTGAACCCGCATTGCTGCTGCAGTTTCTTCCTTTGCAGCCATCCCTGCTTCGGATTGATCTTTTTGTCGTAAAATGCTACCTACAAACCCGGTATTGTTATACACCGATTGTTTTAATTGCTCTCTTACGTTGGATGGTTTTTTAGATCGTGTAGCCATACATTACTGCTTAAAAACTACACCGGAATCCAACGATCCACGATCTGCTACTGGGGATGGAATTGCTTGTGGAGATCTACTCATATCACCGCTTGTCGTATTTTCAGACACAACGGTAGAATCACCACTTGCTTGTTTTGGTTGTTCGCTGAGTGTTTGAACATCGACGCTTGCACGTCCCAACTCAACCCCTTTCTCAGCTGCAGGCTTTTGGATAGCACTGGGGATCAGGGGCGCACTCGTAGAAGGAGTTTCCTTCATGTATTGTTGAGCTTCTGATGTCTGACCAAGGTCGTTGATTTGCTTATCAATATCCTTGATCTGTGTATCGTACTTGGACCTCATTCGCTCTACAGCTTCAGGCGTGTCGCGCTTTGATTTCTTTAACCAACTTAGCCCGTTGT